TCGCCAGGCTATATCTAAGACACCTTTCGCCCACAACGAGACACAAAGATGAGCAAGAAAATCCTAATGCTGGTCGGCGATTATGCCGAAGATTACTTGAACAAAATTATAACTAACTGATTTAAAATAAAATTAATTAATAATTACCTAAAATATGTACTTAATTATGTACTCACAAACCTAAACAATCCATTTGACTAGTAATCATCTCTCGCTGAATACTGTATATTCAACCAGCACAAAGGTGATTATCATGCGTGTAGAAATCAGCATTGCCAAAGAGAAAGCCGCGAAAATGCCAAAGGGGTCAATGGAGGCCTTGAAAGACGAAATGACCCGTCGAATCAGCAAGCAATATGACGACGTTGAAGTGATCGTGAAAACGGCCAGTAATGATGGACTGAGCGTTTTGTGGGCGACTGATAAAGAAATCGCCAAAGAATTTGTAGAGACCACTCTAAAAGACGCTTGGGAGACGGCTGACGACTGGTTTGTGCGTTGATCGGTCTATATAATCATTCGCGGTGATCTCCTGCCTGAGTCACTACCCCCACCAGGCAGCAGCATACATTAGCTGCCGGGTGGGCCTATGTGCAACACACTTTGAACTATTCACTAAATGAGCTGCCTGAATAATAACCACTATTAATAAGGTTCACTATGACTACTCTTCTGATCACCTCAAGCGTTGTATTTGTCATCCTCGCACTATTTACCATAAGCGTCATAAAACTATGGATTGGAGTCTCCAACAACCCTGACTAGCACCATCAGAGCCCCTCCCCATCCCTGCCATCATCCACAGCCTGTTTTCGCTATGGTCAGGCGTCTTATCGACGAAATACGTTTGTTTCCGCGCTGTCCAGGAGTTAGCTTCCACCTCTGATAAGTGGATGCCGCGCCGGCGCAGAGAGTTGACAAAGTCACTGGTGCGTAGGTACTGATACCCTTTCGGGTTGCGAGAGATAGAGGCGCAGAACGCCTCCCTGATTTTGTGCTGGAGCATGGTAGCCTCCTGGTCAATACTGATTGCGCACAAAGTAGTTTTATCCGAGAGGAGAATCAATATAGGTTCTGGCTATCAATTTATGTCATTTCCGTAACATATTGATGTAACGAGTAAGGTAAGTCTTAAAGTGTTATCAGCCCTTAGCTGTTTGATGGTTTTGCGAACAATGCGAGGTTAAAATTTTTCAGCTATGGCAATGCCTTCATAGCAAATTGTTCACCTGCGATCTCTTGCATACGGTTCGCAGGTGAGCAAACTTAACCGGCTGGAAAATATTTATAAATCGTCTTCACCCCCTCCTATCACATAGGCCGCCGATCCAATGTTTTAACTGCTCAGACCAGAAATATCTGGAAGCTTTGGGCGCCTTCTTAGAAGATAGGGGTGTGCGAAGACGCACACAGCAATGATGTTATGTAGTATTTTCCCCTTGAGTGTGCCTGCTCAAGGGGATTTTTTATCGCCGTATTGTACTGGCAAATATTTGTAAATAGTCTTCACTCCCACGCCTGTCACATCGGCCACACGCGACTGGACAGGCGGTTAGTCCGGTATGTTTCTCGCGCTACTACTGCTTACGTTAACGTCTGGTAATGATCTAGCGGCGCGACGTAAAGCGGCGTTGAAAGCAATTATAGTGACCGGCCGGCGTTGGTACTTCACACGGTTAGAATGGCTCTGAAATAAATAAACATCTTCTGGATAGCGTTCTCTTCTACGAGCAATCATCGCCTCCACTGGAGGGGTTGATTTAACACGTAGCTCCTTCAGGTGACCCTGTTTTCGTATCAGTATCAAGTCACCATCAATATCATCATATCGAATACTCAGCAGCCTTCCAGCGCTTAAACCCGTGTGAAAAATTAACGCCCACAAGTCAGCCCATGTATCTGAGATGGAAACAAGATTGCTGTTAATAGTTAAAAATTGCTCAAAACTTATTGTTTTCTTACCGTTCACGAACAAACCAAACTGTTTTCAAAGCTGAATGAATTGATTAAGCCAAACGTAACATATCAGGAAAAGTAGTGAAATCTTTGTCTTCAAGTCGCCGGGAGGTACTTGTAGATTGTTTTCACGTCCACGCCTGTCACATCAGCCACCTGCTGCCGGGTAGCGCCGTTCTCCAGCATTCTGCGGCACCGCTCCACAACCTCAGAGGTCATTACCCGGCGGCGTCCGCCTACTCTCCCCTGCTCCCTCGCTGCGGCTAAACCCGCTCGGGTTCGCTCGACGATCAGCTCGCGCTCCATTTCCGCCAGGGCGCTCATGACGTGGAAGAAAAAGCGGCCTGCTGGCGTACTGGTATCGATGCTGTCGGTAAGGCTGCGGAAATTCACCCCGCGCGCCTGCAGCTCCGACACGAGTGTAATCAGGTCACGCACGCTTCGGCCCAGTCGGTCAAGTTTCCAGACCACCAGCACATCGCCCGGTCGCAGCCGCCGTAAGACGCGCTTTAACCCTGGCCGCCGGGCATTCTTCCCGCTGGCCATATCCTCGAAAACCAGCTCACATTCTGCGCGGATCAGCGCGTTTTTCTGTAAATCGAGGTTTTGATCCCCTGTAGAGACGCGTGCATAGCCAATCAGCATGTTGTAACCCTTTGAAATTGCTGATTGTAAAAAGCTCTGCTCTTTCGCTCAAACCCTCGTTTGGGCGAACGACTTTTTTGGAGCAAAAAACATGGCCTTTAACCCGGAGCTGGGGAGCACGTCTCCCGCTGTGCTGCTTGATAACGCTGAGCGTCTGGATAAGCTGGTCAATGGAGATGCGCTGACTGAACCAGATCGCGCTGGCGATGATCTGGATACCTGGCGCGGAATGATGGCGAAGAATGAAGCCCTTACAGAGGAGACACGACAGAATCTGATTCCTCTCAGCCGCCAGTATGCGACGCTGGCAGCGGCGCAGGCGGATATCGCGAATATTCCGGTGGGGTCGACCACGTATTACCGCAGCCCTGATGACACCGCACTTGCGATTGAGGTGATCAACAACGCCGGTACGCTTGTAGCAACCGGGCGGAAAATGGCCTCATATTCGTTCGTCGAGAAACTGCCAACTCTGGGAAAATCAGGAGATTATCCCAATCTCGTCAACTTTGATGACGTCGATCTGGAGGCTGGTCGGCGGCTTTCAGTCACGACCGGGCTGACGGAGCCTCTGGCCGGTTATAACACGACGGGATGGATTCCGGTCACTCCCGGGCAGCAGCTGGTGTTTTCGGTCCTGGGAGAGATCGTCGATTTCTACTCATCGAGCAGAACATTCCTTTCGGGCTCTGGACAGGCAACGCGTTACGTTACCGTTCCTGCGGGGGCCGCGTGGATGAGGGCTTCTTACCAGCAATCATCGGTATATTGGATTGTTACCGGTACGGTTTTGCCCGCGTCTGTTTCGCCCTTTGGCCTGGTGGTTCGTCCAGATCGTGTTCAGTCAGTCCCGCTGAATGCCCTCCCGACGATTACCCCGGCCTACTTACAGACTTTCCGGAAGTCAGGAACAAACCTGTTCAATAAAAATACCCGCTTACAGGGATTCTACATTTCCGAATATGGCACTCCCATCGCCTCTGCGCAGTATGATGCGTCTGCAATGATCGCAGTAGAGCCGGGGAAAACCTATACATCCAACGCCTTTATGCGGTTTGTCACGATGTATGGAGCTGGTGGTGCGCCAATCAAGGAAGCAGGCCTTACTGCAAATACAATGACCTTCACGGCACCTGCAGGCGTCACTGGTGTCCGGGTTAGTATTGCTGTTACATCGGTTGATACCTTTGCCCTCGCCGAAGGCTCAACGACGCCAGCTTATACCGAATTTAAATGGATCGCTCCGTCCAGCCTGCCAGACGGAACACCTGTTGAATATATGCCAAAAATAAATGATGGTGCAGTCAGTCGGGCGATGATTGCCAGTGAGGCGGTATCCCCCGATAAAACGAACCTCTTTACCGCGAGTAAGAATATCTTCCTGGCTGATACGGTCACTGACGGATATTACGTTAACAATAACACCGGGCAACTGGCCGCAAATGCGACGTACAGCGCCAGTGATTACATTCCCGTCAAACCATCAACAACCTATACCGCTCGCGTCAAAGGTGGGAGGGGCGCGCGAACAGTTGCATTTTACGTGAATGCAAATACCGCCATTGCACCGGGGGTGGCAGCACCTGCCGGAGACGTTTACAGCTTCACCACCCCGCCGACAGCTACCCTGATGCGCGTCTCGCCATGGACAGCAGACGTTACGCTCTTCCAGGTTCAGGAAGGTGACACGGCGACAGATTACGAAGCTCCGGGGTTTGTCGCCCGGACTGAAATCGACGGAACCCCGATTACCTGGCCATCATCAGGAGCCGTTACGACAGATGTCCGGCCATCGTATTACGGTCTGGAAAGACTCAGGGAAACCCGGCAGCGCCTGCGTTCGCTGAAATACGGCAAGACCGGTACAACGGCGAGGCTTGTGGTCGGCATGGTAGGTGACAGCTGGACACACAATACAGGTCGGTATGCGCTGAAAGTGGCCACCTCATTATGGCGTAAATACCACGCGGCCAGTGCGTTCGTGGCGGATGGTCCGATTGGTCGGGGGTTCTGCTCTTTTGGTGGCATTGGCAGCAGTCTGCCAAACGGTGATGTGGTCTGGAACAATCGGGCGGTCATTCAGGCGGGGACCGCTGATGTATCAGCCTACGGCACCGGAAACGGACCGGATGCGTGCCAGGCGGTGTTACCCACCGGAACGGTACTCCGTTTACAGGGTAATGAGACATTCACGAAAGGGACAACCTTCACGCTCTTTGCTGAAGGTGGCGCAGGTGTGGTCCGCCATTCGTGGGACAGTGGCATCACCTGGCAGACGAGCATCGACCTGTCCGCGCTGGCGGCTGGCCTGCAGACCGTGCTGCTGACAGGGAAGCCGGTGAGTGGTGCGGGTCAGTTATGGATTGAAGTCGTTTCGGGTCCGGTGACGCTGTACGGTGTGAATGAGGTGCTGCCTGATGTGGCAGGTGTGCTGGTGCATAAACTGGGTGCGACAGGGACGCGGGTTCAGCAGTGGGCGTCCATTGATGCCACGCACTGGAAAGCGGGTATTGCGGCGCTGGGCCTCAATCTTCTGGGCATCACGCACGGCACGAATGACCAGACGACGGGGCGCAGCAAGGCACAATACAAGGCGGATATTCTGACCCTGATTGATCGTGCCCGGGAAGCGAATCCCTGTGTCGATATTTTGCTGGTTGCGCCAGCTGAAAACCAGCGCACCAACAATCCGATAGCAATGTCGGCTTATGCAGACGCGCTTTACGAAATTGCTCGCGATGATCGTAACGTTGCCTACCTGGACCTTCAGCAGTGGTTCGGAGAGAAAGCTGCGGACTATTCTTCTACATCAGGGCGTCCGTGGTTTGCATCAGACCTTATTCACCCGGACCCTGACATGGGTGGATATGTGATTGCTGATGCGTGGCTGTTTGCTCTGGGAGAGTTGTCATCATAAGCCCGTTGATTGACCTGAACGCCGACTGTGGCTGGACAAAATTCAATAGCACCAGTTTTTTGTTAACCGAGGGGGATACAAATCCGTCCCGCATCCACCTCAATGCGGACGCGGGTCCCGTGCGTATTTCCTCACTGATAACCGTTCGGCTTGCAGCCCTTCAGAAACTGGTAGGTTAGATACCAGTCCATTGTCGCTGCCTTAAACCTGCTGCACTCAGCCGGGCAAGAAAAATCTGGAAACACCAGAAATTTTCTTAGAAGATACACCGTGCGCAAAGACGCACACAGCAATAATGTCATTTATCACCTTTCCCCCGGTGTGCCTCCGGGGGATTTTTTTAATTACTCACAACCTCTTTTTCTGCATTCATCAGCGCCCACTGTGCCTGAGCGTTTTGAATCGCCTCTTCTGCATTGAATGATTGTTCCGAAAATCGTTTAGTACCAACACCACATCCGGAACACTCGACGTAATAAACATAGAAACTGATCGCACCGTCAGTTTCCGGCTTTGTCATCACCATTGGCTCACACTGACATAATCTGCATACTGTCATTTTTACCTCACAGGATATCCGGCAGCGCGTTGTTGACTGAGTGGATCGTTGCGATACCTTCCACAATGGCATCTGGCCCACGGCGAACGCCCACACCATGACCGTTTTTAACGGTTACATCTCCCGTCACTATCCCTGTGGCATAGTTCAGCCAGGCGCATCCAGCCTGGCTGGCGATAGTTCCTGCCGTATTCCCCAGCCTCATATTCCCGTCCATAACAACAGGCCCGTATTTTGTGTCGCCGTGAATATCACACTGCGCATTTTCAATAGCCACCATTCCGCCTGAGACATTAAAATTGAATGTCCCTCCGTTGATTACCATTTTCGTAAACTCATGGTTTGAAGCCCCCTGGGCAGACTGACCGGCCTGATCGCCGTTATAACTACCATTACAGCCATTCAGGATCATTTTTCCGGCACCGCCTACAGGCGCATGCTGCCCGAAGCCATCATTTGAAATCCGCCAGGCACGCACGTTATTACAGATGATCAACTCATTTCGCCCCGTACCACCAACACCGGCATTCGCACAGTACTCAATAACGGAGTCATTGACGGTCAGGAAGCCGGTGCCTGCCGGTTGCGTGGATAACCCGCAGGAAATGCCATTAATCATGCAATAGCGCGCGATACAGTCATTCACCGTAAGGAGTCCAAACCCGGTTGTTGCTACCCCAAAATTACGCCGGGATATTTCAATCGAGTGCAGAGCAGGGTCTGAATCATCCGGTAACCGGACATAAATAATGCCTCCTGCATATCCATACTCACCAGCTGCTGGCGTGGTCGGCGTGGAGGTGTTTTGTAGTAGTTTAAAAAGAAAATCATCCCTGTCACCGACCGTCTCCGTCATTGACGTAACGACCACCTGAAGCACAGAGGTATACCCCAGTGTTTTCTGGAAAATCTGACCGTTTTGAGTCCACCCGGATGTATGTTCTTCAGATCCAAAGGTGTACCACGGTTCACCATCAACGCCGGATAAGGTCACATTCTCGGTGGTGTTAAATACAACCTCCTGTCGTAGCGGAGAATTTTCCGGGGCAATAATCTTTATTTCATAATCGGAAAGACCGAGGCATAACCCCTGCGCCAGACCGAGGCTGTTCACTGGATCATCGACTGACCCTTTTCCCGACGCTTTTCCTCTGACCGTATCCACATAAAGCGGATTAGGAGGATAATTTCTTAACACGCCTGGTGTTCGCCAGGCCGTCCGCCATGACTGGTAAACACTCATTTAAGCCACCTTTGTCAGTCTGACGGCGAGTAATGCGATGGCAGTGGGCAGGGTATCGCTGGAAGACGCGCCATTTCGTCCGATGCGAAGGGTAGTATGCCGTGTAGGGTCAACGGTGAGATCAAGCGCTAATTGTGTTTCCACTGCAATAAACGGTGTGCCATTAACCGGAACGACCGCAGCATAACCTGCTGGCTCCTGATTGAAAGACTCACCGGCAGACCAGCTATGCCGCTCACCTGAAAGGCTCACATTGAAATTGTTGTTAGCAACGAGGTTTGTCCAGATCAGAGAGATACGCATTTTTGACCAGTGAGACGGCAGGTCTATCATTTTGGTGATGGATGCGTTTACCCCATGAGTGAACTGCCAGCCCGCGAGGCGACTGGCTATCATGCCAAAACTGGCACTCCCTACAGCAAGGTCAAAGTCCTTCGCCGGAATGGTAATGTTTGCAATCGCGTTTGCAGGATCGGCCGTGATACCGTCGACTTCCACCTGTAGCTCAAGGAATTGTTGTTTAGTGGGTAACGTTGCAGCTGCTTCAACAGCCGTATCCCTGGCCTGAAAAACATCATCAGTGATGGCATCCACCTGTTTCTGATATCCCTTCATGGTGGGGAGCTCATCACCACCTCGGTTTTGCCAGGTATCAGCTTCACTGTTCATGGCGCGATCAAGATCGCCAGCATTACGTAACAAGACCTCTGGTGTCGTCGAGCCGAGTGGAGGAGTCAGGGCCATGTTTTTTGCTCCAAAAAAGGCGTTCGCCCAAACGAGGGTTTAAGCGAAAAAAGTTAATCGGGATTTAGAAAGGGTTTTAAGCGACGTTACCGGGGTATATTGCGTCGTCGTACTGATAGAAAATTTCTTTATATTCCGGCGCGGTGATCTGGCAATTACCATCGCCCACTGGCGCTATATCCTGAACTATCCCATGTCGGACGCCCTTCTCACTGTCACAGAACAGCAACCGCGGAGGATCAATATCAGGGTCGCCCATAATCCAGTCTTCCGGGTGAAGGTCGTCGCTGTAAGGTACTGTGAGGGTATAGTCGTCAACCCTCTGTGGTATGAGTAAACGTGAGGCCCCTGAATCCTGAAACTGTATCCAGCACCGCGGATTTGCATAGTTCCAGTCGAGAGGCTCGGTAACATGCAGTGTGATTTTCTGCGTGTTGTAGCTCATCGCATCAATTAAGCAACTGCGAGTTTTCCCGGTTGGGATATCGTCAGAAAGAATGATGTGATCGCCAAACTCATGACACCAGCCGAGCATCTCGGTCGTCGTCGTGTATGTCCGACGTTGATGCAGATATTTCATGAGACGGCGCATGCCAATGCGGTATGCCCTGTCTGCGCTCATCACCACATCGATTTTGTAGGATTCGACCTTGCGCGGATAAGGATTACCGGGCGCGCGACATTGCACGGTTTCCTCCGCCCAAGTTGTGGGGTTGATGTATTTCACGTCCACACCGTCGAAATCATCGTCAGTCAGCGCACGGAAAGCCGTCTGCATTTCTTCAACCGTATCCTGTGGCGTGATAATGCCGGACCAGTTTTTGATCCCCTCCCGACCAACAGATAGCATCCCATCCGAAAGCAGGAAATAGCCCATGCCGGCCTCAGCTATCTTGTCGAAAATATCTTTCGCCGACGTGCTGTCGAGGTATGCCTGATGATCGAAATACTCACCTCTCGGGGTCCAGTAGGTGGACTCCAGCATGTTGATGGTAGCCATGTCGATCTGATCGTCCCGATAGCCCAGACTATGAGCAAGATGATAAAACGCACCGCTGATAGTCCGGTCGCCGCCGCCGTCATAGTTCCGTGTTGCCACTACGCTGACGCGCTTGTCTGATTGGGCGGCCAGCTGTCCGCCGGTCTCAACCGTGATACCGATCGTAGAGATGCCTGCATAAGACGTTGGGCGCGCCAGTAACCGCCCGGAGAGTGATTGCCAGAACATGGCATCACGGGCATTGTTCGAGCCCTGCTCGTTACGGCGGCGGCAGCGGACCTCTACCAGTCCCGGTGCGTCAAGATTAAATCTTTCAGTGAAGCCCAACCCGTTGACGTTCTGCAGAGCATAGACTCCCTGTTTGCTGGCCCAGCCGGAGCCAGAGCCATATACGCGGTACTGGATTTCCCATTCAACGTGACGAATGCGTTTACCGCCTTTGTTGTTGAAGCCGCATATCCCGTTTGGAAACGAAAAATTCACCTCGAAAGCATCGATCACTTCGTTTTGAGGGCAGGCCAAAAATGGCCCCATCCACGTATTGTTGTCGTTAATACCCGATGCCGAAAAATCAACGACGGTGCGTGTCGCAAATCCAGGCCAGGTATTATCGACCGCTCCGTTAACAAAGCGCTGAACAGATGCAGTTGGACCATCAACCGATGAAATTCTGTATTCATTGCCGCGGTGGGCCAGAGCTATTCGCAGGGTCCCGTCTGGAAGACCGGAAAAGGATGTTCCCGACTCATACGCCAGTGTTACGCTGGCCGTAATCGCCGGCGTACCGCCGCTGGATGCCGTGCCGGCAGTAAATTCCGGCGAATCGCCAAAAACGGAAAACGGGAGCGGTGAAGCAGTGATGGAACCACCGCGCCACGGACTCGATAACTCAACGATACGCACCACTCCGCCGTCATCGTGGGCGATTAACCCTGACCCGGTCAGTCCTCCGTTAATCGCCGCGAGCAACCCCGACATAGTGCCGTAATCAGCCACCAGCGAAACGGTATACGTAGTCCCCTGCCAGGTCACGGTAAACGTCTGCCCGACAGTTGAAAAATCATAAGTGGTCGGCGCCGCATTCCCGCGCAACACCGCGGCAGTTCCACCAACGCCCGGCACGGCATTCTGATGCGGCGTAAACGATGCAATCTGCAGGTCATAATCAACACCGCTGAAGTTCAGCGTCACGGGCATACCGACATACGGGGCACACTCAGCCAGCATGTCGCTGGCCAGCACGTTCGCGCCGGCAACGGTCGATACCTGAATATTGAGCGGAGCCAGCAATGTAACAATTGCCCCTTCAACCCAGGATGGAGGCAACTTGTTTGCATCATTGTTACTGTCGTTATCGTCATCAACGTCAAGGCCGATAAACGAAACAGAGCTACCGGATACTGTCATTGAGTCAGCGATAATATCGCTGGTTTCTGGTGCCGTCTGGGCCATATCCAACCCAGATCCGCTCGATGTACCGCCCACTTCAGTAGAATTAAACCAGCATTCACTACGATGATCGCCAGCAACGTTTTCGCCAGGTCCGTACCCTGTGAAACTAAAACCATCACCCAGCGTAAGCGCCGGGGTTTCGCCCACCCGAAAATCACCACCAGCATAAGAAAACCGGCCATAGCCCAGGCAAACAAACATTTCCACGCGCATTATGGTCGGGTCGTTCGGGTCAAAGCGGGTCATGGGTTGTACCAGATAATCCGCATAAATCCTGTTGCGACCGAACGCCTCTCTGATTGGATCGCCAAGCTTGGCCGTATTCGCTTTTGCCGGGTTCAGGTCAAGTGAGGTGCCATTGTTAGATGAAAACCCGCCCAGCTCGGGTTTTGGAGCGAAAAACAGCGCATAGGCTGTCGATGCTATCGAGACAGCGATCGATACCCACACCGCGATTTCCAGCCCGGTACCGTACGGGACAGGGTATATCCTGACGTCACTGTCTGGCTGCAGGTAACATAATGGCCATTCATTCGGCGGTACAATCTGACCGCTGAGCTCTACAGTGATCGGGTGCACTTTTTCCAGCGAATAACTCGGGACGTTTTTCGACATCCATTCGTGCAAAGTCAGGGGGCCGTGTTCGTGCCGCTCCAGCGGCTCCCCCGGAAGTCGGGAGGGGAAAATCCTGATTGTCATTGCCAGAACTCCACGCGGTTAAATCGTCGAACGAAGCGCGCCAGCGGCAAAAAAGTGACGTGCGTTCCCGGGTTGCATTCCGCGACCTGCAGCTGGTTATCCAACTGCACTACAATCCCCACGTGTGTGACAGTAGATCCCGAATAGCAGGCCACACCGGCGCCTAAGCATGGTTCGCATCGCGTGAGCGATTTCATGAATTTCCTGGCTTCTCGGTCGAGGCCTCCGCCGTCTTTAGTCACACCGGAGAAATCAGGCCACAATGGCAGGTCGAGATCTTTACGAATTTCATTAATGATTCCGAAACAGTCGAGTTGCGGGTATACGCGACCGCCTTTCAGCCAGGTGACTGAACGGTATTTTTCAGGGCTAAACATAGGGGAAACCTCAAATCAGTAGCGTAAGCCAGGATGCTCGGCGAGGTTGTATCGGTTACGCGGCCACGCCGTTTTAAGGATGTTCATATACCCCGCAGTGACCTGAACGGATGTTTGTGTCCAGGAGCCGGACTTTACATCAAGGGTATAAGGCGCAGCGGCAGGGGCTGATAAATCGGTTGAGATATACCGGCGAAATGTCAACGTTGCTGACTTCATTTCATCGAGCAGATTATCGATGGCGCCAGATACCTCACCATCGATATTGCTGATCGCAAATTTTAAATCCTGCGTTCCATCGGCATTGCGGGCGGGTAACGCGATGTCAATCGCACATCCCTCAAACGTCGCCGTTTGACCATTTTCGAGCGTAACGGAAACATTATCCCAGCCGCTGGTCAGCCAGTAATTTTGATCGCCGGCTGCAATTTGCAGCGTATCGTGAATGACTTCCGATCCGCTGCTGGCATAGAGTCTTTCGAGTATGGTCATGCTTTCGGCCACTCTTTGTTCAGTGCGATATCCAACAGTGATTGTGCAGCCAGCCATTCCGGGTAATTCCCCCAGCCCACCGGCGGCAATGGTCGTTCCCAAAGCTCCAGGGTTGCACTGTATTGCCAGTATTTTGGAGAGACGAGCGTCGGGCCGTCGTAGATATCAACAAACCTGGCTTTGTAAGGTTTAACTCCAATTGGAGTCTGCAGCCTTATGTAAAACCAGGACTGTCCATCTTTCAGCGCATCCCGGAAAAACGCCTCAAACACCTGCGCCAACGCGTCAGTCTGGAAAATCCATTTAACTGAGGCCTGGGTCGGTGTTGAGGTGTAAAGACGCCGCTGGCGTGCGCGGCCAGACGTCATTTCCGTGCGTTTAAGTGGCGATATCGGTTTAAACCCGTAACCGTCCATGAGAGGCATGGGCAGGTAATCGTCCGGGTAGATAATATCTGCCATGAATATTCCCTCCGGGCAGGTAATCAGGTGGGCTTTTTGGCTTGCAGATTCGAGTAAATCGCCCGCCCGAACTTCTTCTGCGGGTTATTTACCTCGGCAGTTAATGTGTTAACTATCCGCTGTTCAAGAGCATCATTCCTTCGCTCAACGGCCTGCATCGTTATGTCGTCCGGTTTACCGCTAAACGTGCTTCGGGCGTCCACGCTAACAGCTATCCGTGGCTGCGCCTGAATCTGACTTGCTGCGTTCTGTACCGCAGGGGACTCACGACCTACAGCACGAACCCCCAGCGAACCATCAGCACCACGGGTAAGCGGCATGATGGCTTCCGGCCCGGCCTCGCCGAATACACCCGCACCTTTCGCAAACGCAAAATATTGGGGAGTGCTGTAAACACCATTGCTGTAGGCAGAAAGTGACGGAGAATCGTAAACGCCTCCGAGAGCGTTAAATGAAAAATTAGCTCCCGCGCTTTGAATAGCGGTACCACTACTTGCCGCACCGCTGGCACCGCCAAAAAGACTACCGAACAACCCACCCGCTCCGCCGCCAAATGACGCCATAATCGCTTTGGTGATCAACGCCTGTGTTGCCATCTGGATCAGCGTCTTAATCACCGTTTCACCCAGGGAAGAGAAAATATTAGACATCCCATCTTTAAAAGAAGCAGCGCCTGTCAGGACGTTTGTCAGGTTGTTGGAGATAGAGTTAGTGGTGGCATCCAGAATCTCGCTGGTTGCAGTGGCAGCCATTGAACTCAGATCAGAAGCCTGATCGGCATAGTTCATCAGGGAATCGCTGATCCCCGCGCGCCAGTCTGACTGCTGTTCATCGGTCTTTTTGTAGTAGTCCTCCTGAATCGCTAACCGTTCAGCAAGCGCCGCTTGCAGCGCTTCCGTTTGCTGTTTGTACTGGTCTTCAGAAATTTGCTTCTTGTTAAAGTCACGCTGAAGATCATCCTGCTGCTTACGGAAGTCAGTGCGAATATCCGCCATTTCCTTCATGCGGTCGCGGGCCTTATCCCCCATCCCGGCGCCAAGAAAATCTATATTCCCCCGGTCACGCGCAGCGGCATTACTGTCAGCCAGCCCCTCACGGAACGTTTTTAACTGTTCAGCAATGTTTTTCTGATCGATAAGCGCAGCATTGTGCAGAAGGGTTTCTTTTTTAGCTTGCTCAAGAGAGGCTAACTCACCCTGTGTGACCTGGTATTTTACTTTAGCCAGTTCGGTATTCTGGCTTCCCAGGGCAATTTGTTCCTGCTGCTGTTTAATAAGGCGCTTGTAAACGTCTTCTGTCTTTTCAGCCGCTTTAACCTCTTCGCTTTTTGGCGCTTTCCGGGTGGGTTTATTGGATTCATCGTTTTGCCATTTCGCCAACCCCTGATTAATAAACAGATCGCGGTTAGTTTTAAACTGAGGTTCATCCTTAAGCCCCAATTCGTCAGCGGCATAACCTAACCGTGCTCTCTCCCTTGCTTCTCCTTTAAGCTTTGATAGTTCAAGGTCCTGACGGCTTTTTTCCAGAGCATTGGCTTGCTGTGATGTTAAATCAGCCTGAGGCATTCGCATTGGAACATTAACCAAGCCCTGCCGTTCCATTAAAAGCTGGTTTCCTAATCCAAGTAAACGGTTAACTTCGGAATACTTACCAGTCATCATTACAAGGTTCTGGTATTCAGAATTTTGCCGCCATGCTCTTTCTTTTATAAGATCGTTTCTTCTTCTTTCTTGTTCCTCCTGTGCCTTTAGTATATCGCTTGCCTTTTCTCGCATCTGACGAAGCTTGTCTTCTTCTACGACAACCTGCTCGGTCAAAATTGCAATAGCCTTTATAATATTTAAATCATTTTCTTGAGTTATACCTGGTTTGCTTCTACTTTCATTTAAATCATTTATTTGCCCGTTAAGTTTTTTTACACTTTGTTCTTGCTCTTCGATTAGGCGTTTTTGCTCCTGCATCGCCTCAACCGTTAATCTTCGATTACTATCGACCTCAGGTAGGGTCATTGAGGAGGTTTTTTCTCTGATCTGATCTATTTGGCTGGCATATTCCTGAGCTGATTTTCTTGCTTGCTCCTGGCTTTGGTACATAGCGTACCATGCGCCCGCACCCAGCATAACTAACCCGGGTATACCACCGACCAGCCCAAGAGCCCCACTCATCAACCGGGTGCCGACAGAGGTAACGCTGTTAAGGTTATTTTGAGCAGAAACCCGGCCTGCAATATTACGACTAAGAGCGGACTGAGCTGCAGCCAATTTTCTTTCTGCAATAGCCTGTGCATCGGCATTTTTTGCAGCCACAAGCCCCGCCTGAGCACGCTCCAGAGCTGTTCGTGCTCGTACCTTTTCTGTAGCTGTCCCGGTGGCGAGGGCAGTAGTCAATCGCCCCTGTGCCGCGGTAACCCTTGCTTCTGCGGCCGCGACCCTCTCCTGTTGAGCAGCCTGAACATCAGCACTTTTAGCACTCTGAAGGGCTTGCTGGGCGCGATAAACGGCGGCGCGGGAAGCGGCAACAGAAGATTGCGCGGCTTTTTCCTGAGCGACAGCAAGAGCTACCTCAGATTTTGCCGCCGAAATAAGTGCGCCAGTAGCACTGCTTGCACTCGTAACAATTCCGCCAAGATACCGGGCCAATCCGATCCCAACCAGGCCTCCAGCAGCAGTGGTAATTAGTGACATATTATCTGCTACGTCACTGAGGGCCCCGCTGACAGCAGAAGATGTAAGAGAATCCAGTGTACCTGCCAGACCATCAAGACCGCCAGAAAGCGCGTCTGTCGCGCCAGTCGCCTGGTTCACTCCACCAACCCATGCCATAAACGAGTTAGTGACTTTTTGCATTGAGCCGGACACTGTCGGCGGCAACGAGGAAAACTCCCCCTGTAACACACCTAACTGGCTGATTAATGCTGGTACGACTTTATCAATCGTGAGTTGCCCCTGGTCAGCCATCGCTTTAAGATCTTTTCGAGCAACCCCCATACCAGCAGCCAGGGCACGGATGACGCGATCCCCAGCTTCGTTAACCGCGTTAAACTCTTCGCCACGCAAAACACCTTGAGCCAGCGCCTGGCTAAACTGGGTAATAACAGAGCCGGCTTCTTCTGTGCTTGCACCAGATAGCTTTAGTCCTGTTGATACCGCTTCGGTGATTTTGAGTACTTCATCTGAGCTGTAGCCAAATTCACGCATTGATGCTGCAGCGCGTGAAAATAAATTAGCATTATCAGTAAAAGCAGTGCCCGTACTCTGGCTGATCGCCATTAATCGGGTCTGAGATAAAGTAAAATCATTCGTAGACACTGAGGCTTGTTTAAGCCGTGCATTTACTGAGTTCCATTGGTCTGCAATCTGAACCAGTTTTCCTGTTGCAAATGCTGCAGCTGCAGCTGTAGCTGCTCGACCCGCTGAAGCAAATCCATCCGTTAAATCGGAAAGAGCTTTTTGGCTTTCTTTCGCAGCGGCAGCAGCCTGGCGCCCACCATTCTGCATGGTTTTATAATAGTCTTGCCCCATGCGTGAAGCTCGGGCGATCTCAGTCTGGAATGATTGAGAGTTTGCTGAAACCTTTATGATAAGCTCACGTAGGGTTGCCATTTGTATCCTCACAGGTATAAAAAAAACCGCCTAAGCGGTTTTCTTTAATTAGCAAGAATGTATCAACTACAAATCTCGCCCCATAGTTTAGAAAATTCAGTTCCACCATCATCAATAATGGTCATTCCACTTTTACTTACATACCTTTTAAACCCAGCATATGCACCAAAGCTGTTTTTAGCATTTACTTGTCCGCATACATATCCGTCACGACCAACGATCTGGTTTTTGAAGGTTGCAGATTCGGGGTCTTTTAATTCAGCCTTAACACTAGGGTTGCTTGCTGATATAACATTCATGTTGTTGTATCTTTTCTGCCTATCGTTCTCGCTAATTCTCATTAGCTCCTCATGGTTCTCATACCTCTCCCCCCACAAAGGGACCATTGAGTTAACAAAAAACAAGACAAATATAGAACCGAGAATTATCAAAAGAGAAGCAATTTCCCTGCCAATCTTATCTATATATTTTAAAGGAATAACCAAAACAACAAAAAGAAACACAATTGATATTGGTTGCCTTAACGCAATAATAAATGCTATAGCAAAAACTACTAAAGATAAAACGCCCAATATTTTTTTCATTTTTTATCCCAATAGGTAGAAAAGAACTAAAATCCTACCATTGGTTATGTAAAACTTCAGCTATCATTGTTTGTTCAAACTGATGCTGCGAGCAAAGCGGCCTCCAAGCCTGCAAAGGGATCGCCGCCGTCGTTTACCTCAACCTCTTCTGCGCTCCACTGAAGCTGAGCATCTTCAATGGTGACTTTACCGCCCTGCGCTCCGTAAACCGCAGATACCAGCTGAGCATTGAGAATATCGCCGCGAATATCGCCGATTGGGCTGATACGATCGTATTCAGCCCACATCCTGAATTCGCCAACCGTCATGGTTTGTCGCAGTTCGCCCAGCGTGCGGCCCATCCGGAGCGCCAGCGCCATCAGGAACTGCATGCCAGGCATTTTTACTTTGCTTTAGCATCATCCGCGTCACGAATGAGATCAAGTGCCTGCTTCAACAGCCGGGAATGCACAGGGCCATAGATCGCTTCAACCTGTTCGGTGTCATCGACAGTAAAGACGGGCTGCAGGTCGGTATCCAGCAAAATATCGATGAAAAGCGTGACGTCGGCCCGCATCGTGCGGAAGGCTCGTTCTGAAGGGGTCAGTTCTGATGCCTCCTGGGGCTCCTGCCCTTCCGGGAGTTTGGGTGGTTCCGGGCTGGCAATGCCCTGCCAGCGAATCCAGGCTTCTGCTGAAGGCTCACGAATGATGACTTTGGCGTTATCCCACTCCGGAACGGAGACTTCTTTTTTACGAAAGCCCGCCATCGGTGCCAGTGCCAGTGCTTTAAGACTCGGTTTTGACATTAATTTTATCGCCGGTCTCCCGGCGCTCCGTTAATTGATGGTGACGGTGCAATCAGAAGAAGTGATCACAGTGCCATCGGCATCAGTAACCACGCAGGAATAAACCCCGGCATCACCGGATACAGCGCTGGCTTTCGTAAACGTTGCGCTGGTCTGGCCGCTGACCGTCGAGGTACCCTTTTTCCAGACGTAGGTATAAGGTGCCGTACCGCCCTGGACGACCACGCCCATAGTCAGGGCGCTTCCTGCCGCGACCGTTTGGGACGCCGGAAGGTCTGTAGCAAACGACAGAACTCCTGGGGCGTTAATATTGGTCGGTTTACCTTTCAGACGCAGCGAGAACGTTGCAGCAACAACACCGTTGGTTTGAGAATCCCAGGTGTGCTGACGTACCTCAGCTCGCATCAGGAATCCATTACCAGACGGGAAAATAACCTTAAATCCATAAACCCCGTCGTTATCGTATGCTGCACGAAGTGCATCCTGCGCCGGGTTGCGGTAGAAGTTACCGGAAAGTGACATTTCAGACGGAGCAGGAAGGCCGTTGATATTTTCCGTTTCATCCGAACAGAGCACTGTCACGTCAATATCGTTTTTCTGACCAGCGGTAAAGCTGGCCTGTTTGATAGTGCAACTCAGGTTTAACCAGGTTGCCGTATCCAGCTCTGCCGCAGTGACCGGCACAGAGGTAATCATTACTACCGTTTTTTGGGCACGTTCAAATAGTGCTGACATCGCAGCCTCCATAAATGAAAAAACCGCCAGCGGCGGTCGGATTGGATTGGTTTTTGTCAGGCAATAACCGTTATTTCGAGAGTTGCCCGATGAAGATGGGTTGTCGTGTCGTAGCCAGGAATTTTTGTCACCTCGACAGGTGAAAGAACCTGCAGGCGAGCCAGGGCGTCCAGGCGTAACTCTCTGGCTTCGTCATTCGTTTCAGCCCATACATCAACCTGAATGCGCAGTGTCGACTCTGCCTGGCCGCAGAAAACATCCCCGGCAACATCAGTCGGGATCGAGAAAATAACATAGGGAGTGGAAACTGCAGGAAGTCCGTCGCTGCCTAGCGGCACCACATACGGATAAACTCGCCCGTCAGCCAGCGACGACAGCAGGTCATAGAGATCATCCTCTGTCATTTTGATAACACCTCATCGATAGCCTGATTCATCCGCTGCATCGCCACCTGCGTAGCTTCTTCCATGCGGGTATCAAAGGCAGGGCGAACAAACGGATGTGCTGGCGCCGTAGATGTTCCCAGCTCCACGAAGCGCCAGTAAAACGCATTCCGCTTGTTGCTGGCCTTCATGGTGTTGTCGCTGTTCCCCGTTCGCGGGTTAACGCCACGAATATGCACCCCCGATGATATTTCACCGCGACGGCGGCTTTTCTGGGTGACGACAACAACGTTTTTCTTCAGTTTGCCGGTTTTCTCCGGAGCGCGATCAATAACCTCCTCGCGTAGCAATTCGGCACCAGCACGGGTCGAATCCCGGAGAACTTTATTATTTTCGGCCTTGCTGAGCGTTTGCAGATCGCGTGCAATATCCTGCAGCCCGGAAAAATCCAGATTCACATCAATCATTTTTCGGTCCCCTGTTTGCAGAGAATTTCCAGCCGGGTGCCTTTTATATCCGGAACCGGAGGCCCGGTAACGTTAAGAACGGCGCCTTTAAACGGGCCGGTACGTACTTTCAGGCGGGAAGAA